TTCTAGCCCAATTAATACCAGCACCACCTTGAGCAATAAACTTAGTTGCAATTAAACCTACTGAGTCTAAATTATCAACACTATCATTATAAGCAAGTAATCTATACTGTGCTTTTTCTCTAATAATTAACGAATCAAACGAAGTAGCACTTAAAGTATCTACATCTTCCTTAATAGGTTGGGATGCAACATCTAAACTAAAGTCACCAATTCTTTCTGTAGCAGCTAATGATCTAATTCCATCTGGGGCGAAAAATAAAATATCACCACCAACCTCTTGAATAGTATCTTCTTTAATACAGCCTATGTTTTTTGCAATAGGTGTTAGTACAAATGCATCACTACCAGTAGAAGCTGAACCTGTAATTTTTTGAATACTATCTTTAGTAAAAATAATTAACTGCTCTCTAAAAACAATAAGACCTGTAACAGTAGATTTAACTTTTAATTCTAAACCATTTGTAGCAAAAGAGTCATCAGTATTAGTATCACCTATAAAAACAGAACTGCCCTTACCAAGTACAAGATGATTTTTAAACTCTGTTACAAACTTAGCACCTACAATAGGAACAAACTCACTAGCTGCAGGATTAGCAAAGCTGACAGAAGTACTGTTTGCATTCCCATCGTAAAATGCAGGGGCATTAAAACCATCTACAAATATAGTTTTTTCTCCAGAACCAAAGTCATAGTTACAGTGTCTTACTTTACCACCTGACAAGGCTGTTCTTCCTGCATAGTTAGTTGCACTATTAGAGTGAGCTTGTACTACAGTACTAGAAGTAACTACAAAATATTTATCGTTACGTACAGCTATTGCAGTATAACCATTACTAACTAAGGCAAGACCTTGTACTTTACCTGATCCTGTAACAACATTAGGATTAAATCTTTTAAAACCTTTTATCTTACTATAACCACCTGTCAAAGATGGTTCAAAGTTTTCTAAGATAGTAGCACTGCCAACAGCATTTGTACCTTGCTGTAATGGTGTTAGGTTTGATATTAAACCACCTTTAAACTCTAATGGAAATGTTTGCCAGTCTGTTGCCATTATGATAACCTTGGATTACTACTTAAACCGTGACTTGAGACTATCATAGAAGACCTAAGATAATCGTATCTGTTAATGTAGAGACTTCTCATATACTTAACACCCTCTACAAATTTTTGTTGAGCTAGTTGAGAGGCTTGCACATCTCCCCTAAACTGGTATGCATAGAACATCGCACCATCAACTATAACATGTTGAAATTCTTTAGGTACAGTTGGTACATCTGAGTGTAAGGATAAAGAAACAGGATTTTGATAGTACTCGTATATTATCTCATAAGCTTTATCAGGATTAGGTAGTACTATAAACTCTTGGCTTGGAGTTCTAATTACAAATCTAGGAGTTGATCTAATACTAGTACTACTATTATATTCGTTATCAACATGGTTGTCAAGATATTCCTGGTAATCCATAATAGTTAATTTTCGTGTATCTACATTTAATGCAGAGTTTCTTTTAATACGGAAACTATTCATATTAATTAACTTGACATCTTCAGGATAAGAATATCTAACAACACCGGCTGTAAGAGTTTCTTCTTCTTCTCTGTGATTCCAAGGCCAGTTATACTCTTCATGGTTAATATGTCTTATTGAAGAATTTACAGCATCTTTAGCTGACTGGTAAAATCCTGAAGCTGTTGAAAACGTAGTAGTAGTTAATTCAACTTCGTTCAATCTTCTATTAATTTCATTTACTAACTCTAAAAAATTATAAGCCATATTAGTTTTCCTTAATCCTTAGTGTCACAGTTCTTTCAGAAACTAATCCACTACTAGAAGTCATCTGACAAGTTATCTTATAGCTTGTATTGACAGTTCCTAATGCAAGTCTAATTGTTGCAACTGTAGTTGTTTGTGTTTGATTAGCACCCACTGATTTTAAACCATTTATAGTTACATCAGAATTATATGTAGCAGCAGTTTTAACACCACTTGCATCATCAATAAACCATGCTACTCTTGGACTGGTAGATATTGTATCACTACCTAAAAATCTAGACCAATCAATGCTATAGTCTAGTATTTCATCAGGATCTTTATTAGGCCATTTATAAGACATTTTATTTTCCTATGCTGCTTTTGCTACCCTAGATTGCAATTCGTGTTGTTTTTCTCTAATGTATATTATTCTATTTTGTTCTGGTATTTGTACAGTAGAAGAAACAAGATGTGGTTTTTCAGTTATGTAAATAGTTCTGTTTTGCTCTGCGATAAAAATATTATTTGAAATAAAGTTATCTTTAAAGTCTACATAAACTGTTCTCTCTCTGCTGTAATCTTCTGCATTAAATACATAAACACCTGAATTGGTATCTATTGTAGAAGTTAAACTTAGACCTGTTAATTCAACAAGAGCATTACCTACGATTGTTACAGTGCTAATAGCTGAAGTAACTTCAAAAGAATCTGTAATATTAAAGGTTGCTCCACCACTAATATCTACAGCACTTATACCCATAGATGCAGAAATTGATGGTAGTGTAACTACTGCTGTTCCTGTAAACTCTGTAGGCCCTGTAAATCCTGTTGATAAAGCAAAACCAGATGTTAGTTCAAAAAGTACAGAACCTTGTATACTAACAGCAGTTAAACCTAACGTACCACTTATAGATGGTAATAAAACAGATCCATCACCTGTAAGCTCAACAGTACTTATACCACTTACTATTGGAAAGGTAGAAGCTGCTCCAAGTGAAATAGCTGCATTGCCTGTTACAGTTGTCCCACCAACGTCTACTGTTAATCCTGTAGGTGGTGTATTTATAGTTACGGCAGAGTCACCTGAAAATAAAACTGGTGAGATAGAGGTAATTAAACCAAGACTAGGTAAAACTACTTCAACACTTACACTACCTACACCTGCAAAAGTGTCTTGACTAAAGGTTAATCCACCAAAACTCATTTATATTTATACCTTGTAATCTAAACTAGGCCACACAATACTAAACGGATCTGTTTGTTCTTGTGGTATTTGCCTTAATTTTTCAATGTATTCGTCTACCTTAGATATATTAATAGTAGGAGTTACTTCTCTTCTAATTTCACTATCATACTTTTCAACTAAATAACTACATTCATTTATAAAAGTATCTCTTTGTTTTCTAATAGCTACCCACTTTTCATTTAATGTTTGAGCTTTTTCATCAGAAGAAATATCTTCAATGCGCCATTCTGTTTCGTACCAATTAGCTCTTTTATACCATTCAGAAAAAGATGGTGGTGCATCTACTACTTCGATACCAAATTCTTTTAACTCTTCATCAGTGTAACTTTCAAGATCAGTTTTTGTAGTAGCATCTGGCAGTCTAATTCTGCTAGGTAATTGTAGTGTTGGATGACCTTTATTAATTGAGTAGTATTTCATTATATAAACCTTTTAACTAAATATGTTTATTGCTTGAACAGTTCTAGTTGTTGAAGAGGCAACACCAGATGCAAAAGTAGACCAAGCTCCTTTAATAAAATAACAGTCAACACCACCTTTTATTTCATTAGTCCATAGGTATAAATTGTCACCACTAATTCCTCTATTAATAGCTGCACTTTGACTTTCTAACCTATTAATAAAATAAGTAGAAAATATTTCACTAGAGCTACCATTTTGATAATTGTAATTGCCATACAAAGTAAAATTAACAGTATTAGAAGAGGTGTAAGTTCCAGACTGATTACTGTTTACTGTATTCCCATCGCTTCCCATGTTACCACCCATGCAAAAGCGAAATGGCCAAGTGTAATCAGCAAAGGTTATGAGCATAGCATATGCACCTTGAGAGAAATAACCATACTGCATTTTAACATGTTTTCGTAAGGATGAGTTTGTTGCCCCACCTTGGTTAAAATCTGCTACAAAGTATACTGTATTTACTGTGCCATTAGCAGCTTCAGTTACCCAATTTGTCCAATTTTGTGCTGCTACTGAAACAGTTGTATCATCTTGAAAGTTACTATTATAGGTGTACTCTGCTTTTGTAGTAGTCGTAATTTCAGCTACACCATGTGTAGGATTCCAAAAATGCCAATAACCCCAACCATCAAATATGTCATTGCCCCAATCACTCCAATAATATCCGTTAACACTAGTCTGACTACCACTAGGATGACCATAAGTAGGAAAATTGTGTGTGCCAGAATTTTTATTTTTTGTATTGGCTATTGCAGTACCTGTTGACATTGAAGTTGCATAAAGTTGGTTAATGCCAGCAGTGTCAGTTACTGCTACAGAAACACCAGGCCCTATGTAACTAACCCAATTAGTATTATAAATACTAACTTGTATATAATCCCCTCTAAAATGGCTATCATTATCAGCGTTAGATCCAAGATATAGGTAAAAATTTCCACTTGCGTCAACTTCTACTGTCCCTTTTGTAGAAGTTCCTATATCGTATGGAGTCTGACCATCTATTGTGTCAATAACATAATAGATTAAAGCTCCTTCAGGATATCCTGTCGTTGATCCTGTAAAAGTAAGTTGAGTATGCTCTCCTTCTGTAACTGATGTAGAAACTGAATACGTTATAGAATCTACACTTTTTGGTTTAGGCCAAAGGTTTTGTTGTTGCCAATACCTGTTATCGTGTATATCAGCTATCCCGTAGGATGTATCAATAGTAGCGTCTTTAAAACCACCACCAATAAAACCAAAATTCCTACGCATTA